GATGTTGCAGCTCGCCGTGTCTTTCTGAGCATCCAACTCAGTCAGGGTCATTTGTTCTTCTTTCATGGCTCTCAATCCTCCCAATAGGTTCTTGCGAGATCAGGCCGCTCTCGCTCCGTGTAGTAGTCAAACAGAAACTCTTTCTGCGCTTTGGTCAAGGGTTTGGTATCACTGAAGGTAGGTCGCGCGAGGCCCTGCGCCGGATTGTGCAAGAGCACCCAGCCCCGGCGGTACACAAGAAAATCGCCGAACGAGTGCAGTCCACCGCCCCCATGTAGCGTCCATTCTTCAAACCAGTCTTTGAGCTTGACTTGCTCGCAGGCCCATTCCTCGTGCTGTCCCCACTCAACGGGGTGGAACACGCCAGACGGCTCCAGCCATCCATAATCTTCATCGGAATCAGATCGGTGCATACGTTCAAGAAACTCGCCAACCAAACCTGTTGGTGCCGAAGACAGAACCGAATCAGAAATGCCGCTGAAAATTTTACCTTCCTCGCACCACTCGTCCCGCCAAGCACGATTGGCTTTACGCATCCCTGCCTCATCAAGCTGCTCACCGCAGCAAGCCAGCTTTTTATTGAGCTGTTCAATCTCCTTTTTCTGAGAGCTGATGGTTTCCTTCATGCCGGTAAGCATGGCCCGCAAGTCGTACTTGGGGTTTTTAACCTCCAGTTCCACGGGGCCGTAGTCATCGCCGGGGTGGGTTCCGTGATTCTCCACCCCGCCGGTCAGCACCCGAAGGGCCAGCATGAGCCGATCTCCTTCAGAAAGTTGGTCAGTTTTAAGGCAGCTCATCAGGAGGTCTACCGCGTAGCAAATGTCGTGGTCGAGGTAGCACTTCTCCAGCGCAAGGTCGTTGATAAAGCCGCCTCGAACAGACATGGTTATCGTTCTGACGTTTTCTCCCACGGTGATTCCTCCTCTCAGAAATATTTGTGCCCGTAGAGGTAGGCCCTCTCTCGGGCGGTCTGTGCGGCGGTCGCCCGCTTATCGAGGCACAGCAGGCAGATGTTCTTGTCTTTCTGCGGCTTCTTCCGCCAGGATTTCACCGGCTCGGCGTTCCGCAGGCCGCACCGCTTGCAGGTAAAATACCGAACACCGTCTTTGGTTTCAGGTTTCATAGCTACACCTCACAGCCAGCCAAACCGTTCGGCAATGGCCCGCCCGATTGCCAGGGCGATGTCGCCGTCAGTAAAACCGTCCTCGCCGCCGGGCTCGCAAGCACACAACCAAACGTCAGTGATTACCTCATCGCGGATAACGTCCCAGATACGGGAGGCATAGTCATCAGTACAGGTTTTTAACAGCCGGATAGCAGCCTCCTCGATCTCGTGGTGGAGCAGATAGGATTCGTTAGGAACACACCACACTTTGAAGTAGGGAACTCGCGTGAACACGTCGCCGAAGTTCATCTGGCTGAGAACATGGTCTACATCGCTGAGCTGGTCGTTGCCAGTGATACCGATGATAATGTCCAGAACGTCCTTCGTATCATGGATTTGCTCCACGTCGTATTGGGTGTGGAGCAGGTCTTTTACCAGAAACATTACTTGTCAGCCTCCTCAGACACTTGCTTCCGCAGCTCGCGGGCGTACTCGTTGTAGGCGTGGATGCTGTCCCGGCTGGACCAGTCCACGCGCTCGTGGGCCTCCTTCAGCAGCGCGTAGTATTCGTCGCTCGTCATGGATTTGTCCTCCTTTTTGCTCTAAAATGCAAAAAGCCCGCCTTTCGGCGGGCTTTTCGTATATAGGCAAATTCAGCTAACTATCAAAATCATTTGCAAGCCATGTCCGATACATTCGGAACATTTTCCACGCTTCCAAAAGCGCGCCGCGGGAAGCTGTGAAAGACGAATTGAAGCACTTCACCAGCAGTTCATAGGGGATTTCAAGGGCCGCGCCGATCTGCCGACAAATAGCAACAACGAACCCTTCAAAAGCCGTGTTCGGCCTGCCGGGGTTCATGTCGTGGGCTTTTTCGCCCTCGTTCAAATCCACGATTGCGCCGGGCGCAATTTCAATCTTTCCGTCGTCCGCCGCGTCTACCTGTTCTTCTTCCGGTATGATCTCACCAAAACCCGCGTCACTGGACGCGGATTCTTTTTCGATGAACACGGTAAACATTCCCGAAACGACGGCGGCGACAAGTTCAGCGTCGGTATATCGCCCCAACTGTTTCAGGGCTTCAATAACCGGCGCAAGGAACGGCACGCCGCGCCGCTGTCCGATTCGTTCCCGATTCATGATGTGAAGCACATTTCGCCGCCCGCTTTTTTCTCCCCAAGCTTCAACCCGCGTCCAGCCGGTTTCGGTCAGGTCATAGGACAAGGGGTGGTGTTTGCTGATATGGTATGCGACAACCTCCCCGGCGGCGTTCGTTTCCACGCCGCCGACAATGTGCGGGTCGCTGGTGTCCCCGTCCGGGTTGCTCAACCGGTCCGCTTCAATCAGACAGATTCGGAGGTCATAGGGCATATTTGCCCGCCGTGTGACCGGCAACGTTGCGATAACGTCGCCGGACATAAGCCAATTCAAAAAAGCAAGCTGTTGCAGTTCGTAAAAATTGTCCAGCCGCTCCAAATCGCACGCGGGAGAATCGGCCCACAAAGCAAATTCCCGCTCGATCTTGCTTTCAAGGGCGCGGGCTTCCTCTTCCGTCATTCCCAAAAACTCATAGTCGATTTGACTTTTCAAGCGTAGGCCGGGGCCGACAACATTTGTCCGGCAAGTTTTCAGCGCGCCGGTAGCAAGAGGAACGCCCATGTAAAGATCACGGCAACGCTGGCGCAACGTCGAAAGGTTTTCTTGAATATCCTCTTTCGCGGACCCGCCGCCATACAGCCAGCCCATAAGGGATTTTTTTGTATGCGACGCGCCGTAATTTCCGTAACCGCTGTCAAGGATTTTCAGCTTTTGCCGCGCCGCCGCCCGTCGAACGGCCCGTTCCGGCGACACGGCGGAAATCATTCTGTCAAGCACATTCAATCCGCTTCACCGCCTTTACAGGTCCCGCGGGACCGCCCGCAATACGCGGTTTCTACCGCCGCGCTTTTCGGCGTTTTCCAATTTCGCCACCTGATTCTGCCAAAATTCAATTTGCTTCCTGATCTCCGCAAGGTCCGCCCGTGTCAGGCTCCGCGAACCGATTTTGTAACTTTGATGTGTCGTTACCTCTAATTCAGCTTCCAGCCATGCGTTCAGGTGATACCGCGCAATTTCGATTTTTGTTTTCGGCTTTTTCGTTGCCATTTAGGAAATCCCCCCATTCGTTCTTGACCGCCTGCCGCGTTTTCTGGTCGTGGCGGCTGGCGTGTCCCGTTCCGGCTTCTTCAAAATCGGGTTTGCAATCTCCAAAGCGACGGTTGCATAATTCCGAATGTCTAACGGCTCATTGCGTTTATACCCGCCGTCTTTCAGCGTCCAGACATATTGCGCCCGCCCCTTTTTGTAGGTGACAACCATTTTTTCAGCGGTCAGCCCCCGGAAATATTCTTCCGTATAGCCGCGGCCCTCTTCCGCCGGAAAATGGCAAAAATTCGGCCCCCATTTTTTCACCGCCAGCCGTTGATACAATAGCGCCTTGCCGGTATCAACGCCCACCGTGAAAAGGGGGGCTTTTACAATATTTGATGTTGACGGCTTCCCAAAATAGGGGACCTCCGCGCCGCCCTTGCCCTTAATAGCGAATACGCGGCGGGCTGTCCGCTCCTTACAGAACCGGTAAACGTTCGTCGTGAAGTGACCGCCGGAATCGACGCACGCGCAAATGATTTTCAACCGTCGCCCGTCCGCCGTGGTGAAAGTCTGCGAAAGAAACGTGTCCAGTTCATTCCATACGGGCTGGCGCTTCAAATCGCCGTAAATGACCTGATACCGAATCCCCCAGCTTTCTTTGTCAACGCCCCAGCCGACAACCTCAATTTCAAAGCGGTCGTCCTGCACGTCAACGCCTGCGGTCAGCACCAGCACTTCTTCCGGGACCTCGCACCCGTATTCTTCCCGCCGGGCGTAAAGGTCGTCCGTTTCGATCTGCTGTCCGTCCTCTTCCCACGTTTCCCCCATTTCGGTATTTGTCCACGCTTTGAGAAGTTCTATATTGCCCTTTTTCTTCTCTTCGTTCGCTGTTAGGAATTTTTCGACAACCTCCCGCCACTCAACAAACAGGGAAGCAAGGGCGTTCAAATGAAAGCCCCGAACCTTTCTGTCGGGATATTTTGCAATGAATTTCCCCTTTTGCGATTGCTCTTTCCACTCGATTTCACTTGAAACCTTTTTGCAGGCCGGGCAACAATGCCCGATTTCGTCAAGATTGTTCTTGTCGAATCGGATATTCCCCCATGTCAGCGGCGTAAATACGCCGCATACCGGACAAGGAACGTTCCATTCTTCCTGTGTGCTATGCTCATACTCGACGGCTATTCTCGACGTTTCCTTGACCGTCGGCGTGCTTACGCATACCTCTTTTTTGTTCCAAAAGGTGGCAAGCCGCTTTCCCGCAAGCAAGAGGGGGTCGCCCTCATTGCCTGCGGTCGCCGGGTATCGGTCGATTTCGTCCGCCAGCAGAATCCTGATCGGGCGGGAAGCAAGGGACGACGGGGAATTTGCGCCCACCATCGTGACATGACCGCCCGGAAAAATCTTTTGCAAGATTGTGTTTCCGCTGTTCCGGCTCTTGTCGTTCACCCGGTCCCGTAGAACCGGCGTGTCGCGTAGCATAGGGGAAAGGCGGTCTTTGCTGAACGTTTCCGCCATCTGAATTGTCGGTTGCATTACCATGATCGGCGACGGGTCATAGTGCATATAGTAGCCGATAGGGTTTAGAATCAGCGCGTCGGTTTTCCCAATCTGCGCCGCCGACATAATGACGATTTTTTGAACGCGCATATCGCAAACCGCGTCCATGATTTCCCGCTGGTATGGTGCGTTGTCCGTGTTCCAGCGCCCAGGCGCGGCGGCACTCTCCGCCGACAGCACCCGGTATGTATCCG